TACAGGGGCAACTCGCCCATATAATATCGGGTTTAAATGGGACTTTGTTCACATCAAACTTTAATATATCTGTGACATAATCAATATTATCAAAGTCATTTATATCTGATGTAAAAGTTTTATGCCCTAGACTCTCAGCAACTTTACTAAAAGACCTAGAACCAGCAAATAATTCTAATACATTCATGCTACTGCCCCCACATCTTCAATCAGTTTATAATCATCATATTGTGGCTCTATATTACAATGCTCCATTATAGATGATTTTATACTACCAACAAAAGCATCTACAGATTCCTCATTATGAATAAGATGATGTTCAAAGTAATGACTAATATGGTGTATTAGTAAGGTGGGTAATACTATCTCAGCAAATTTATGAAATCTATTGCTAGATAATAAATGTGAATGTTGTGTTAATAAATCGAGTAATTTATCATTAAACTCAGTGCAATCTTTTTGGTATTGCTTTGATTCAAGATACTTTTCTTTTTGACTTTCTTTTAACATTTTATACCTCTCTATTATCTTCTAGTAACATAATACTAGTTAATATATTATTTGTTTTTTCGTCATATAAATCTGCATGAGCAAAGTTTACATCGCATTCAGTTTGGTCATAGTTTTCTCTGAATAATACATCAACCTTGCTTGGTGAAACATTTGCTCCTTTACAAATTAATTTCAATCTGACAATCAATTCACTTACTTTCATATTACCTCCTGTGCTCTTTGGACAAATTTTACATAATCTTGATACATGCCCTCAACCCATTCAACATGCTCATCGTCTCCATGATATTCTTTTAATCTGTCTACAAGTTCTGAGTAGCAGTATTGTTCTTTAGTTAATATTCTCATTTTGTTTGTTCTCCTATTTAGTTAGACATTTAACTTTTTATTATTTCTTGTACAGGCAAACCAGATACAATCATTTTATGACTTGTCATATTTAAGCATGATGGGCAAGTTTCTTTCACCTTGCCAAAAGTTGGGAAGTCCTCATATTTCAAAATATACTTTTTAGAGTAACTTAATCCGTAAGGTGTCATCCTCACTTGTTCCCAACAATCTCCACACGCTTTGCAATGCTTTATTACTTTATCTACTTTCGCCTCTGAGTTTCTGTTATGAATACGAGTCATTATTCTGAGTCCTCATCTATTCCCCTAAGTTCAATATTATAATCATTAGCTACTTTTTTTAATAGTATCTCAGTATAATATTTTTTATCACTAGTCATTTCTAATGTATAACCCATAGTAAATAAATACTCTATAGCATCCATACATTCTTTTTTAGTCACTTTATTTAGCATTATCTTGTTCTCCTAATTTGATGGTTAAGTTTGAGAGCATAAAATCTGTAGGAATCTACTTTCATCCTCTCAATGTTTAAGTCTGTTTGTAGTTTAGCCACCCATATAACAAGTGCCATAATTATAACAGATACTGCAATGTTTAATATAATCTCCATAAGTTCTCCTATTGTTAGATTTAAGTTACCTCTAATATAAAATAGAGTCAAGCAATTCTATTGCACACAATTTCTTTAGCAATTTCTAACCCCATTAATAAATCATCCTTATCAAATTTATAACCCATATCAGTCATTAAATCGGGTTCATCCCAAGCCATATTATTAAAAACATCTGAAAGAATAAGACTTTCAATTTCTTTTAATACCTCATTAACTATTTTTCTATTTTCCTTGTCCATATTGACATAACCTATTGGTTTCATTTTACACCTCTCTATATATTGTTAAATATAATATCATAATCCAAAATACACTCGGAAATACAATTTCTAAAAATCTTAATATAAAATAATGGTCAAATTTTAAAATCACAAAAAAAGATCCTACAGAAACCCCTAAAATAATTCCTATTAATTTACTCATTGCTTAACCCAATTCACTTTCTCCACCTCTAAATATAACTCATGCCTTGAGTCGTAATCACTCCATTTATAATTGTCTCTAAATTTGTTAGCATCCTCATACGAATCAAATAACCCATAAACCATTGAATCGCATGAATCCCAATTTGCTATAACTACGTATTTATCTTTCATTTTATTATCTCCTATTATTAAAATTCAAAATCCATTAATTCGTCAAAGCAATCTGAAAAAGTTTGACGTTTAACTTTTTTACCTGTTTTTTCTATTCTCCAAATAGATTTGGCTTGGTGTTTTCTTCCCTCAGTCCAATCATTTACAACACCATCCTTTATACCTATAACATGACCACTGACACCCATAATATAATTGTCTGTAGGCAAATAGTCGCTTTGGTTATTTGGTGTAATATGTTTATTAATTACACAAAGCTTTTCTTTTCCATCGGGAATAAATTTTGCCCTGTATCTTTCGCCCCTTGAATAGTCATTAGAACCTGAAACCCATTTTCTAATATCATTAAGCTCAAAAGTGGGTTTGAAAAGTGTAATTTTATAACCCTCATACTTTGCCAATTCTTGCATAATTCTCTCAGTATGAAAGGGCAACAAACCCCTGTTTTTTTGCCTACCATTAGCCATATAAAACTTATGTACTTTTTTATAATCCATATTAAAAGCAACAGAACTAGCAACGATAGTACATTGATTCCAATCGTTTTTATATTCCGTTGTATTTTCAATTTCTTTAATGTTCATAATTCCTCCAATTATAGACGGCATATAAAATGCCGTTTCGACTTTATTAAGTCATCCTCAGTATAATTTAGGACGCTTTTTTGACCTCCAATTCATCTAAAATTTGAGTATCTGTCATTTGAGTCTGAATCCATTCTAATAAATCATTAGGGAATTTATCATGTTTAGTCATCAACTTTTGTAACTCTTCTTCAAAGACTTTTTCTTCAGTTACTTTTTTAGCCTCGATAATAACCTTAAACAGCCCTAAATCCTTATCTTTGAATAGATTCTTATTTAGGCATTTGTCACCCTCCAAAACCCCATTATTAACTTTTTTAATAGTGATTAACTTTGTTTTGACATCATCACCTAATAATCTACGCTGAACAGATTTTGCCTTAACTAGAACTTGTAATCTAGTTTTAACCCATTTTTTCGTATCTGTAATTTTGGCGGGTGTTTCAGTAGCGTAAATTCTATCTAGTTCCTTTGTTAGCATAGTTTCAGCATTCTTTTTATTAGCAAGGAATATATCCCTAGTAATAATATCAACCATGTAAACCTCCATTTTTGCTGTCTGCATTCCACCCTTAACAACTTTAGAAATTTCTTCCTCAGTTACTTTCTTGGCTGATGTCATTTTTTCAATTATATTCTTCATTTTTTACCTTTCATTATTTGATTAAGACGCCCAAAACAAAGGGCGTTTCGGCTCATAAAGCCATCTTCAGTTAATCTATTTTGTATTTTCTATTGCACATAAAACATGAACAGGAATTTCAGAAGGGTTGTCAATAAAGTATAAAAATTCTTCTAATAATTCCTTAACGGCTCTTTTCCTGTCATCAACTTTGACAGCACTATTTAAAATATCACAGGCTTTTCTGTCGTAATATCTAACCATTTGATAATCAACAGATTTACCAATCGGTCTATATCCTGTCGATAAAATGAACCTTTGATTGTTGGCTTTCAAATCGTAGTAATCACAATTCCATCCGTAATATCCTTTACTATAGGCGAATTCATTTTCAAACCATAGTAAATGCTGTAGAGAACAATAACCCACCCTCAATAGATTGTCAGATGGTGTATTCTCTTTAATTTGTTTGTAAGTAGTAAGTAATTTCATGCTATTTCCTTTCATATTTGAGTCTAATCTTAAAAACAATCTTTTCAATATGTCAAGGAATATTTTATTTAGTTAGATATCTAACTTTATTTAAAGTTATCAAATCCCATAAAGGATTTTAAAATAGTCTAATTAATGAAAAAGTCAAGTACTTTTTTACACTATTTTAAATCTATTAAGAAAAAAATTTATTTTATTTAATTTTTTACTTGCTTTTGTCAAAAAGCTTTTAAAGCTGTCTAGATCAATCCATATGGCTTAATTCTAAGTAGTTGTAGTTGCATATTAAAAAGTAATTTAAATGGATTCTAGACCTATTCTAGAGCGTTTACTCTCGACAAAATGTATTAATTTTGCATGAATCCTTAATGGCATTAAGTAAGTTATCTCCATAGTAAAGAGTAACCAATAAAACAAGTAATTTATCTTCAAAGGGTTAAGATTTAATTGGAGCGTTTTTCTATTTGTCAAGGATTAATTTGACTTTAATTTGTATAGTACATAGCCACCCACAAAAGCAACAAAAAAGATTTATTTTCTTTTTACTTGACATTGTCATGATCCAGCAGTATATTAAAAAAAACTTTATTTTTTACTTGACTTGTATGCCCCTATAGGCGTATATTTAGGCTGATATAAGCGTGTATCGCCATTCCCCACAAATTATTGTATAACAAGCACTTAGAGCTATTTTTAGAAAAAAAATCTGAAAGAAAGTCCTTTAAAAGCTAAAGCTTTTATGTTATGTATTGTATAGTAGTATTAGTGCCTTATTAGGATTCAGATGAAACATCTTGTATAAAAAAATTAAAGTCCGTAGAATATACCATAAAATAAGGAATTTACAATGAGTGTTACGTTACCAACTAAGTGGAAACCAGAGAAATCTATAGCTATAGACATACTGGTTACGAGTCCTGAAGCCTCAATACAGAATGTTGCAGATAAAGCTGGTGTTACGACAGCTACTATAAGAAATTGGTTTAAAGATCCTGAGTTTGTAGAAGTCTTTTATCAAAAATATATGGTTACTTTTGGTGCTAGATTACCTAATGTTTTAAATAGTATGGTAAGAGAAGCTGAAGCAGGTAATGTTCAAGCTGGTAGATTAGTATTAGAACACTCAGGTAAGCTTATTAAACGAGTAGAAGTAAATAACCACCAAAGTCCATTTGAAAAATTTTTAAATACACAAGTACCAGAAGATGCTGAGATAGTAGAATACGATGAAATAGAGGTTTTACCTCAAAGACCTGTATTACCAGATAAGCCTGTAGATGAAAAAAAGAATAAACTAAAGAATAAAAAACGTAGAGAGGCTAGAAAATGGAGAGAAAGAGCTGAGGCTGTAGGTATTGAACCTCCTAAACAAGGTAGGCAGACTCCTGCTCAACGTAAACAATGGCAGGAAAAAATAGCAAAAAGAGAAAAAGCATTAGGGGTTAAGTCTCTTTAAAAAGGTTTTAACATCGTAAGATTTACATTCTGGACATTCTTGTTCTCTATCAGCATCTACTGATAATACTTCCCAGTCCCAGTGACAATTCATGCAAAAACATCGCAATACGTTATAATCATTCATATAATAATGCTTTCTTCGATTTCTAGTGACTCAGGTACTAATTGACAATAGCAATTTTCCCTACAAAGACTCCACCCAGATCCTGGCAATCCTCTTGTTACCCAATTATCCCAACTATCAACTTCACCACTTATACTAACGCAGTCACTACAGGGATTCTTAGATACAGTAATCCATCTTAAGCCTTCCCCCATTTCTCCAGCTCTGCGGAATGCTTGGTTAATTCCTCCCACAATTCCTCTCTTGATTGAGTTTCGTAATTCTCCGAAAATTCTGCCATTGGAGTTAAAGTCTTGCTCAAGTACCCTAATAATTGATTGTTCATCAAGACCACTTCGCCTAAGTCTTTCAATTTGTTGTCTAAATCTTTGATTGAATATTCTTGTGTCGTAAGACATTCCAGAAGTAATCTCAGCAAGTAATCTTCTATCTTTTCCATCTAACTCATTTCCTTTCTTTGCCATAATGTACTCCTAGTCTTTTATTTAATACAATAAATTATTTTTTTAAAGATTTTTTGACTTTAATTCTAAAGTCTTTATTTATCTTATTTCTTGTTTTGTCTATAATACCAACAAACTCTCTAGCAGGTACTGAAATACCTTTTTTATTATTTACTAAAAAGAATTTATTATCTTTAATTTCGGTAGGTATTTTATCTGGAGTAAATCCTTCTCTATGGTATTGACCATATTCTAAAAATTTTAATTGACTACTATTTGATTTAATACTATTATATAAATCTCCTGATGCTTTTAATGGCTTTGTACCTGAGACTCCTCTTAATTTTCTAATTTCTCTAGTAGACTTTTTTAAACTAGGTTTCAATCCTTTATCAATATTACTTTTAGAGCCTTCTTCTGTCCCCTTAGCATACTCTGTTTTGTATTCCCTAATAATTTTAGGCATTTGATTTGCAAGTTTACCAAAGTCAAAATTAACTTTTATCTTTAATTCCATCCCAAAACTCCTCTCCTAATTCTTTTGCCTCTAAATATTTATTGAGGTTTTCAAATACACCTCTTTGAACTTGCTGTTCTGCCCATCCAATAGGGTTTTTCATTACATCTTCAAGAGTACCTATAAAACTAATCTCCAGATTGTTGATCTTGTCCAGCTTCGTTACGGAATTGCGTAAAGATTGGGTTAGGGCTTTCTTTTTCATTAACTTTCCTATTATCATCTATAATTTTTTGTGCTTGAGCAATGCTTAAATCTTTATTATCACGAACCATTATCTTTGCTCTAGTAGATAGGTTATTATCAATATCAAAATTATCTTTTAATATCTGGTCTTGAACTGTCTTTGGGTATTCAACTTCTTCAAAGTCTACTCCAAAATCATCTGGCAATTCTATCCCATTATATCCAGCAATTACTCTTTCTACATCATAAAATTGCTTTTCATACATTCTCCAAAGAGCAATATCA